ACTTGACAATGTCAAAACAAAAAGTACCTTTACAAGGCCTTAGATGGCTCGTCTTTCTAAGGCCAAAAATTTGAGGGCGTTTCAAGCACGAAAATAAAAACATCGAAGATGTCAAATCCTATACCCCCAGAATTACAAAACCCAATAATTGAGATAGTAACATACTTACTCACCTTTATAGGCGGAATAATATCAAAATGGATATACTCACGTAAACCAAAAAATACTAAATAGATGCCATTAGGAATCTTAGGCGGTACATTACTCGCATCAGCATTACAAGGAATCTTTGGTATAGGTTCAACTATGGCAGCAAATAAATATAACTCACCTGCTGCAATGAAAAAGAGGTTAAGGCAAGCCGGTTTACCTCTTTCATACATGTACCAAGGAAAAGTAGCAACACAATCGGAGGTACCTAAATTATCAATAGACCCTACACTTGGAGTTGTGCAACAAAAAAAATTAACTCAGGATCAACCTTTGGTTGATGCCAATGTAGAAAGGGTAAAATCAGATACAAAGGGACAGGATATATCTAATGACGTGGCTAATGCTATCAGAGATTGGCAACTTAATCAAGGTAAGACAGGTGACGGTATGACAGGAGCTAATAACTTAGAAATAAATTTAAACACTGAGCAATATATGAAACATGCTGCTCGGTTTGCACAGGAACATAAAACACGCCTATTACAAATACAGCGAATAGTCGAAAATACATTATTTTCAGAAAACGTACCTCAAGATCTTAAGCGGCAAGCATTAGTTCAGATAAAGGAAAACATTAAGAAATTAGGCTTACAATCTAATCTACTAAATCAGATGGAGGATATAAGAGATTTTGATCAATGGCTCAATTCTACAATTACTAATACAATCACTTCTCTCCCTCAATGGGCCCAGGCACTCACAGCAACTTTACTTAAACTTCAATCTTACAGATGAAAAGACGGATTCAATCAAACCAATCTTTCCCGGAAAGGATGGAAAAACATGCTAAGGCTTCGTGGTTCGACCTTAGCTTCAATCACAAAACAACTCTATCAATGGGGATGCTCATACCACTTGCTACAAAGGAGGTATATCCTGGTGAAAAAGTACGTTTACAAAATGAGCTTCAACTCAAATTCGCTCAAATGTATCTACCTATCATGCACCAGGTTTATTTTACCTGTGACTGGTATTATGTTACCTACGATCAGTTATGGCCAAAGCAATTGGAGCAGGACAATTATTCAGGATGGCAAATGTTTATCAAGCAGGATCCGGTTAACGCTTTAGTTGGATTTCCTACATTTGACTATGCAAGGGCTGACGCAGTCTTTACAGATGGTATTCTAAATTACATGGGATTCAATGCTCCTCCAGGAGCCGGTACTCTTGTCTCAACAGTTCAAGATATTAATGCTTTGCCTGTATCGGCTTATCAAAAAATATGGGATGAGTATTATCGTAACGATCAAATACAGACCCCTATATGGACACCTTTAACAGAGGGCGACAATTCTACTAGGTTACTGACCGCAACGCCTGATCTTAGGGTATTACGGCGTAATTGGCCTCGTGACTATTATACCTCAGCTACGCCAACACCTCAACAGGGTGACAATATTCTTATTCCTTCATTCGCTACAGACCCGGAGACAGGATTATACATTCCTCAAAAGTTATTCAATGAGGATGGAACTGCTGCTGCAGCCGGAACACTTGCTATTGACACTGTAGGAAGTGATGGTTTGCTCGGCTCTTCGGCAACAGCCAATCAGGTGGTGTTACAGTTATCATCTACTATCAGAGATTTCAGATACGCTGCTCAGATGACGGAGTACTTGGAACGGTCTTTACGTGCCGGGGACAGGTATGTCGATTTCGTACAAAGGAACTTTGGATATAACCCTAATCCGCTTTATATCGATCGTCCTGTATGGATTGGAGGATACACCGGCAATGTTATAGTCTCAGATGTTATGGCAACCGCTGAAGTCGGTGCTTACTCTGTAGGTCAGTACACCGGTCACGCTATGGCGCGAGACAATACTCCGGTATTTGAATATTCGGTACCTGACTATGGTATCATTATGTGTATGATGACCGTATACCCAAAAGCATCTTATTACTCCGGCCTTGAAACAATGTGGACCAGGACGGAGAAGATGTCTTATATGTGGGAACAGTTCGCGCTTATCGGCGATCAGCCTATAAGAAACAAAGAGGTATGGTTCTCGTGGTATGATGCTGACATAGCATGGAATGATGAGATTTTTGGGTACTTGCCCCAGTACACCCAATTCAAATACTCCAACGACGTCGTAAGTGGGCAAATGAGGACATTATGGGAATCTTTTCATCTTGGTCGTAAGTTCATTGCCGCATCGGATGTGGTATTAAATACGGACTTTATTACATGTACCCCTGATATTGGACGTGTGTTCAATGTCGATGCTGAAGCTGGGGAGCACGAAATATTTGTACATGCTTACAATGACATCAAGATCCTACGCAAATTACCTATAAATGGGCTTCCGTCTCTGTGATAATGAGATTAGGGACCTACCTTGGTCCTGGGCAATACCCGGGGCCTTGGTAGGTTTTAACCTTGAGGATGAAATATTATCTCACCGAAGACATTACGGCATATATTCATGGCATGCGATGCGCCCATTTCAATCAGATATAACCCGCCTCTCGATGATGGAAAAGGAGGCCGTATCTATAGTTTCCCTGCGGACTGCGGAAAATGTATTAAGTGCCTTACCAAGAGAAAAGCTCAATGGAGCTTTCGCCTTACGGAAGAAAAAAGGAAATCCTTCTCAGCTTACTTTGTTACCTTGACTTACGAGGATAAATACCTGGTATATGGTGATAATGGACCAACAGTAAATAAAAACGACCATTTCGAATTCATTAAAAAACTCAAGGGAAATGAGAAATGTAACAAGGAAAGAGATTATATATCTCAGGAAGAACTCGATAGGAAAGTTCGTGGAATACAGGAGACCGGAAAACTATCCTATTACGGAATCTCAGAATACGGGGACCGCATGGGCCGGCCCCATTGGCATTACCTTCTTTTCAATGTTCGCGATATTGCTAATATTACTAATGCTTGGCCTTATGGCCTTATTCAAATAGATGGGGATGTAAACGTCAATAATATTGACTATGTACTTAAGTATATGATAAAACATGAATCAGATAAAAAACCGGAACGGGAAAAAGAGTTATGCTTCATGTCAAAAGGATTGGGCCTATCTGCCCTTAATGATGAACAAATTAGGTATATTCAAGCGCCGGACGCGAATATGCTTATTAATAGCCGAGGAAAGCGGATTGCTTTGCCTCGGTACTACAGGAAAAAATATTGCTCCGGAGAAGTACGAAGTTCAAAAGGTGCCTATATTGCGCAAGCTGTACAGCAAAAGGAGGATGAAGTCGATACTCGGCTTATTAAAGCCGGAAGGAATCCGGATAAACTCAAGGCTATCGCTAAAGATCAAAGAAACAAACAATTAATTAACCGTAAACCTAGAATAGGAATATGAAAAAGGGAATCGCAACTGCACAAAAAAACTCCGGGTTAAAAATAACGATACCCGTTAAAACAAGGACTCCTTTAGAGGCATTTCAACTCCTCAGGCAGGGACACCCAATAGACCAGGCGGCAGCCTACTATGATGATAGGGATGAACTACCTTCTAACTTCTTCATGTTAGATAAAACAGCTAAACTCCATAAACTTGCCGAATTACGGCAGATGGAGCAAAACGCTCAGGAAAACTATACATACCTCGAGCAAGAGATCAGTAACCTAAACTCACAAAATAATGTCAAAAATCAGGAAGTTACCAAACAAAACGCAACCCTCTAACCCAGATGAAGCTTACCCAAATGAGGGAAAGCAGATTAATCAGGAGATACCGGAGGTTCACGAAAACAACTACTTCAAGGACATGCCAGCGGAGGATATCCGAAGGCGATATATGAAGTTTTCAGTAATGATGGAGGGCGTAAATGAATCTTTAGATTTAACCAGGTCGGCAAATGTCGACCAATTCGCCCTAAGGGTCCGGGACCTTGTCCTGGCTACGCAAAAAGTCTAAGTACATTTCCACCGGTTGAGTTTTACCTAAAGGCCCCAAAAGTGGGGCCTTTTCTATTATATCCCTATGCGGAGCCCTAGATGCAAACTCGCTAAAGGTCGCCGGCCACGGCGCAATTAACCGACGAAGGAGGTAAGCCACTTTTAGCATAAGCAAAAAAAGGATCGGGGTCACCCGATCCACATATAAAAATGGCGGCGGCTGGCCCCAGCTGCCCGCCGCCATTTTTCAATTAAGCAATGTCGCCCTTTCGGCGACACATATACAAAAAGAGCATGGATCAATAGATACATGCGATAAAAAACGCAGGAAGCCGTGTGACAGCGGGAACGCTGCGAAGGCTGACGGAGTACACCACTCTATGACAATAGATGTCGCTTGCGGCATCGGTAGCGTGCGCCAATGAGCGACCAATGGGAGGGCGTAACGTAGTGAAGCAACGACCTATGGGAGCGATTTAGGTGCTCAGCGTCCAGAGAGTGGTAAAAAAATGTATTTTTTTTTAAAAAAAATACATAATATAAATAACTAATAATCAATTAGTTATAAACAACTGACTGTAAGTCAGTTGTAAAAAAATAAGGTACCTACTTGACAATGTCAAAACAAAAAGTACCTTTACAAGGCCTTAGATGGCTCGTCTTTCTAAGGCCAAAAATTTGAGGGCGTTTCAAGCACGAAAATAAAAACATCGAAGATGTCAAATCCTA